TTTACAGCCTTGAAGTATTTCTTCTCCTATAACATAAGCTAACATATTTAAAACCTTATGTGCTTCGCTTAAATCTGTGGTAACTTCTCCAAATTGTTCTTTTTCGTATTTATAAACCTTTCCAATAGCTGCAAAAACATCGTATTTTGTAAGTGTATCTTGCTCGCTTTTAACGAACTTATTAAAATACTCCATATTAAATAGTTCGTGGTGTAAATCACAAGCATATTTACTGTCTATTCTAGCAAAGTTTTTTAATCCAAAAGCTAATACTTGGTTTATTACTTGTTGTTTGTTAGTTGCTTTCATGGTTTCTATATTTTAAAGGTTTATATTAATTTCTTAATCAAAGGTAAACTATCAGAAGTGATTAATAATGTTTTTCATCAAGCTATATAACCGTTCATGTAATAATTAAAAGTAAATAATACCATGCCAAACTATCATTTTAACCTAACTATTACACAAACGGTAAACGTATCATTTAACCGGTTTAATACAATTATAAATGGTCTATTTTCCTATAACTACCTTAACGCTATTTTTTACCTATTTTAACGCATAAATCAAATAATATGTAATTAACTGATAATCATATAATATTTATAATTATCATATTTATATTGCAAACTTGAAATAAAAACGATTATTCAAACATATTACAACTATCTTGTGCCAAACTATCCACTAATATGTTAAATTATACACTATTACACTAGCGGTTATAATCCATGATAAACGGTAAAGCCCAAAAATGCGAATTCCCTTTATTTACTGGTATTCACTCGGTGTCGTATTGGCATTTAGTAGCTCATAATCTTATATGAATTCTATTATATAGGCATATCATTTACTCATTATTATTTTACTCGCTCTGTCTTAATTTTATTCATTGCCTTAACAGCCTTTAATCCATTATATAAGCCATTCCCGAATTAAAACTCAAAAACTCATATTATTAATAGATTCCTTTTTCCGATTTCGTTATAATTCCAAATAGCCCCCGTACAGGTAGATTAATTTGGGAAGTCGGATGGAGGGTATATAGTATCCTTTAAATAATAATTTTTTACAAAATTTTTTGTAGAATTTTTTAGCTAAGATTTATTTTTATTTTAGTGTAACCTTATGGTATTGGTTTGCGTATAAGGTATAAAAAGAGATATGGAAAATTTTTTAATAGCATTTGGTTGCACTTTGATTGGGTATGGTTCTAGGGTGATATTATCTGAGTATAAGTTAAGGATGTTGAGTAGAGAGAATAAGGAGTTGCAGAGCCATTTAACTTACCTTATAGGAGAGTATAAGAAAAGTGAATATGAGCGTAAGAAAACTAAAGAAAGCTTCTTAGATTTAAGAAGAAGATATGATAAGATATATAGTAATAATTATAGTAAGTTTAAATAATGGAAAGACAAGAGGGATATTATTGGGTGAAGCATGATGGAGATTACTATATAGGTAAGTGGGAGATGAAGAAGTGGTTTTTAGCTGAGTGGAGTCATCCTGTATCAGATAGTTGGTTTGAATTTATAAATGAGAATAGAATAAAATATCCAGGGGAATTACCTGATTAATGTAACCTTTTAGAATAAATAGAGTATAAGCTAGTATTATGGGAAAAGAAGAAGGTTCATCCGCCGATAGTGGCAAAAGAATATTAAGGGGTATGCCATTAGATTTTTGTGGTATGGCTTGGGATAGAGCTAATGAATATATTAAAAATAAACCTAATTTAGTAGCAATAGCAGATTTAGATAGTGGTTATCCGCAGATAATGACTAAAGAACAAGCTAAACAACTTTCTGATTTATGGGAATCTTGCTGTCCAAAATCAAATATTAAGATAGATTCTAAATTATTTTTCTTTGGTACTGGCGGAGGAATAGAAAACAATAAGTCATTTGAGGAACTATTTAATAATCCAAATAATGACTAAACTAATCCTAACAGACAATATAACACCTTGTGATATAGTAATGTATTACTTCCAAGAGTATAGTGAAGAAGAATGTGAAGACTTATTGATGAGTTCTACTATTTATCCATTTGGAAGTATAGAGTGGATAGCAGAAGAGATATATGAAGCTTATTTAAAGAGTAAGGATTAGGTTATTAAAACAATTATCAATAATTTAGTAAGATGAAACAAGGAGTATACATAGAGTTTAATACAACTTACATGATGCGGGGATGTGATTACTTGTATAGTGGAGGAGAGAATGATCCGATAGAGAACAGTAAGCTTCATGCTATGGAGTATTTAGCTAATGTAGATGGTAAGTGTTTACCATTTGTAGTAGAGTGTGGTATGCCTGCTCAGGATATAGATAGAGAAGTAGGATTCTTAGAAGATAAATCTAAGACTTATAGGAGATGGGATGCTAAGATAGTTGTAACAGTTAAGGTATTTAGAAATATGCGAGAGTATAATAATTACCTGACTAATGAGTTTATTAAAGGATGTGGAGGAGGAGTTTATGGCAAGTAATGATGAATATCAGCAACAGAGGAGTTTTGATGATAATGAATTAATTGTTATGAGAATCGGCGGAATAACTACTTGGCAAACTCCGAAACATAGAAGAGAAATGTTAAAAGCATTTGAAGAATACGAAAATTCTAAAGAGTATTTAGACTCCGAATACGAAAAATGGTTCGGTAAAAGAGAAGAAAACATAAAAACCAAATAAATATGACAACAAAAGAAAAAGTGATTGAAAAAGTAGTCGTTCAAGTCGGCGGATTAAAAGGATTAATTTTAGAGGGGTTCCAACCATCTGTAAAAGAAAACAAATTAGTTAACAACAGATTTAAGGATACAATTAAACATCCTATCCACGTAGCGTTAGAAGGAGGAATAGGAGATTTGAGATTTGCGGTATTAGAGATTTGCGGATTACTCCAAGACACTACTAATAAGAATGTAAGAGCTAGTATCCTCTCTAATTGTGAGATATTAGCTATTGAATTTGAACTAGGAGATACACCATGGTTTAAGATTAAAGCAAGTTCAAGAGTATTTGATGAGAAATCTCATACTATCTGTACTCCTAAAGTAGATGCTGAAGATGGATACGAACACTTTAATACAGTGATAACTATCATTAAATCAATCTTAGAAGAAGTAAGTCATTATGTGAATAAGACTAAAGTAATCTCTGACGAAGAGTTGATGGAGAGCTTTGTTAAGCATGGTAAAGGCAAGGGAATTGATAGACAGATGTTAGAAGAGATGTCTTTTGAAGATAGAGCTGAGTGGTTACATAAAGCATTAGAGAAAGAGGGGTTTATCGTTAATTCTATGCACATGAGTGATATAGCTACTGAAGAAGAAGTAGATATTGATGCGGCACCAGAAGATAAAAATGAGATTGACTTTGATGCTTCTAATATGAATTTAGGAGAGAGAGAAGAAGAAGTTGAGGTTATTCCTTCTTTAAAAATAGAATCTATTGATAAGAATGATATTGAAGAGTTGAGAATTGCTGAACCGGTATTAGTAAAAGCTAAAAAATAAATATGATTCATAATTTATTTCCAAACGATGTGTATTTAGAGCCTACTGAGCATAAATACTTTGATTCAGACGGTAATCAATACATATCGTTTTCGGCGCTGTATGGTAAGCTTGTAAAAAAGTTTGATGCTAATATGATAGCAGGAAAGCATAAGGATAAGTCTAAGCACGAAGTATTAGCTATGTGGCAAGCGCAAACTGATAGTGGTACACGTATAGATAACGCTTTAGAAAGATATGCTCAGTCGGCAACTATATTAGAAACTGATGAAGATTTACTAGAGTTGCTTCCTGCGGTGTTAGATAAGTATAAAGAGTTTAATTCAACTTACGAACAAGGGGTAGTGTATTCTAAGGAGTATATGGTAGCTGGTAGTTGGGACAAAATGAGTATAGTTTCTAATCGAAAGGATAGTAGGTTTCAGTTATCAGATTTCAAGGCATTCGAGAAAGGATTTGATAGTTTATTTACTATTAGTGGAGAGAAGTGGTTAAACAAGCCATTAAATCATTTGCCTAATAACAAATACACTAAGATTAGTCTTCAGTTGTCTTTTTATTCTTACTTATTTGAAGAGTTAACTGGCCGTAAATGCGAGAGATTATTTATTGATTTGATTACTCCTGTAACTAAAGATGGAAGAGTAGTAAGTTTTACTAACCAAGTTGTTCCTGTGAGTTACCTTAAAAATGATATTATTATTTTCTTAGAATATTTCAAAGATGAAATAAAAGATATGCTTAATAATACAGTAGAGGCAGCTTACGAGAGTGATAATGATGAAATATTTTAACTATGAAAAATAAAGAAGAGATAGTGTGGTATCTTAACGATAAAGAAGTCGGAAGATGTGATTTACCTGAATGTTCAATGGGTGGATTTAGAGATTGGTTAGCTTTTAATCAAGGTGTAAAAGAGTATGATAACCTTAACTTCTTTAGAAATGGAGAAATTAGAATGAATGGAAAAGAACGTTTGTTTGAAGGAAAACCTTATGGAGAATTTGCTGGAAAACAATATTCTGAACGAATTAAAAATAATTACTTTATATGAAATTCACTATAATAACTACAATTTTAACTGTACTATTTTGCGGATGTATCATAGGAATAGTTAGCTTATGTCAGGATAAAGCAGAGATACAGAAGCAAATAAATAAAAAGTATTCTGATACTCCTCACTACTATAAGAGATACTTTACTCAGCATAAAAAACTGTTTAAGTAAAACTTTAGAATAAAATTACTAATTTAGGCGGTAGTTATCGAGATGATATACTATCGCTTTTTTGCGTAAAAACAATTTTATTATGAGTTATTTATTCTTTTGTGATTTAAAAAACAATATACTACTTCATCCGGATGTAGTTAAGCTCAGTCCCGAACTGGGGCTGTTAAGTAAAGACGAAGTTCTGTTTATTATACTTGCTTATGATTATAATTCAATCTTTAGGCAGTTTCCTGAAAGACAGAGGGTATCTAAAGCTATATGGCACGTATGGCAAGACAATAAACCAGATATACTTGATGAGCAAAGGCGCCCAAAAAGACTTCAAATAGCAATAGAGAAGTATAAAGGGCTTCAGTACAATAGAAATATTGAACTAGTCGAGATGTATAACAAGAAGATTGACGAATTACTTACGTTATTAGAAGCCGACAACTCCGCTACTGGCATTAAAAACAATATGGAGAGTATTGATAAGTTTAGGAAAGCTATTAGGTCCATAGAAAGTGAGATAGCAGAGGAGAAGCTTATTGATGGTGAACTAAAAGGTTCAACTAGACTTAGCTTCTTGGAGAAGATGCAACAAAACGATAAGATGTATTTAGCAGTAACCTCTAAAAGACAATAGTTATGTACGCAGGATATAAAGCAGAGAATTTACCTATACCACAACCGCCATACATTAAAGGAAAGGGATTTTGTCCAAATCCAGTTGTTGTAAATGGCATACCTGATTATGCAGACGGAATAAAGAATCCTAAATTTATAGGAACTCCAGAATACGAACAGTATTGGCAAGAACAGTTATATAGATGTATTAACGGATACAATACAGGTGGCATATTTTTACCAGGTATGTTCTATTACTACATGAACTTTAATTCAATGGCCACGGTTAACGGTGTAATTTCACCTGATTTTTGTGATATGCACCTACAGTTATGCTATATAGCTGAGTTCTGTAAGGCAAATAACCTAAACCTAGTGGTTCCAAAGAAACGTAGAGCTGGAGTATCTGAGTTCTTTCAGAAAAGAGTTGACCACGGATATAGATTTTTACCAGCCTATCATGCTGGAATTGCCGCAGGAAAAAAGACTTACGCAGATGACTTTATTAAAAAGTTAGACATATCGGAATCTTTGTTGGTTCCAGAGTTTAAGATTAATAACCTTACTAAAAACTCTGACGAGATAACATCTGGATACGAGGTAATAGAGCAAGGTAAAACTGTTAAGAAAGGATTAAAGACTGAGATATACATAAGAACGGCACACAATAATCCGAATATATTTAAAGGAACATACTTGAATGAAGTTATTTGTGAAGAAGCAGGAGAGTTTGATGAATTTAAGTTATTCTTTAATGCTACTAAAGATTGTTTAACAGATAGTGGATTACAAGTAGGCATTATGTACATATTTGGAACTGGAGGTAATATTAATAAAGGTTCCAAGGATTTTAAATTTGTATGTGAGAATCTAAAAGACTTTAATGCAGTAATATTTACGATTACCGGAGATAGATTTAAGAAACCTTACTACGGAGGAGCTACAAGAAATGGAAAGATTATTGGTATTACTCCTAATCTATCTAAAAAATATAAACCTTATCAGTTAATAGGATGCGAAGATAGAGAAGCCGCATTAGCAGATATTTTAGCAGAACGAGAAATTCTTAAAAAAGGTGAGCTTAAAGCATATTTAGAACATTTGCAAAACAATCCTATAAGCCAAGGAGAGATATTTATGCGAATGTTTAGTAATAAGTTTAACATTCAAAAATTAAATGCTCAAGGAGAGAAGATTGCTATTGAACATAATAAGTACTCTAAGTTTAAATTAGAGTACGTTACAGATGAAAAAGGAGCAAGAGTTTATCCATTAAGAGTAAGGGCAGATGCTAAGAAAGATGTTGTTGATGAGAGTGAATGTGTATTGATATTAGATGGCGCTCATCCAATGAAAAATTTTCAGCATTTGTATTGTGCTGGAATTGACCCTTATGATCAAGATGAAGCGAAGTCTTCTAAATCTTTAGGAGCCATGGCTGTTATGATTAGAAAAAATAGTCAAAGAGGATTGCAAATGGCTCCCGTAGCAGTTATATGTACGCGTCCTAAACGTAAAGAAATATTCTTTGATATGTGCTTAAAACTTGCTATTTATTATGATTTAAAACATAGTGTATTAGGAGATAAGGCGGGAAGTTCTGGTATTATACAATGGTTTAAGGATAACGGATGCGCTAACTATTTAGCTAATAGGCCAACTAAGTTTGAGAGTGAAAATAGTGAACAGACGCACGAGTATTGGGTTAGTTTAAATAAAACTAGTAGGCCAATGATGATAGGAATAATGCAGAGTTGGATTGAAGACTTTATAGACGGAGTATGGTTTCCTGATGCAATAGAACAGTTAGGTAATTTTGATGAAGTAGAAGTTGGTAGTGATAATGACTTAGCTGATGCGATAGGTATAGCCCTTATGCAAGATGTAAGTATGGCCATTGAGCCAAGAGATAATACAAATACTAATGAGAAAGACCCATTTGTATTAGGAGGATGGGAATATAATAAAGATGGAATTTTAGTTCCAAAAGATGATTTTGAACGTCCATCTAATCCCGAAAAGGACTTTTCACATTTTGGTAGATAGTATATTATTAATTGCTATTTTTGGGTAAAATAAATATTACAGAATGCAATTTCCAAATCAGCAAATTTTAGAGATAGAGAAAACGCCTGAGTGGTGTTCTTTACACGGTGATTATGCACAAAGTATTTTACGTTCAAGTAATACTTCAAGACAGAAAATGAATTTAGATTTCATGTCTTATAATGGACAAAAAGCTCCAGAAAGCATGAATTATTTAACTAAAACTTATGGAGCTAAGAATAGAGCTGAATTTATATCTTATAGAGTTCACGCACCTTTTATAAAACTAAGAGAAGGTGAATTTTTAGCTATGCCATTAGCGGCTACAGTTGAAACTATTAATAGAGATGCTAAATCTGAAAAGATGTTACAGGCTGATTTATATATGGGGGCCATGGCAGCTAAAACAGAGTTGACTCATTTAAAAGATAAAGTTGGAGTTGATGTAATGGAAGGCGCCGCCATTCCGGATAGTGAAGAAGACCCATTATGGGAGAAAATGTCTCCAAAGGATAAGCAAGAAGAGGTGATGCAGATTATCTTAGACGAGCAGATTATAGATGATGATATTAAAATAAAACTTTCACAGGATAACTTAAATGCACACATTACATCATTCTGCTTCAGTAAAGTAGAAAGAAATGAAGATGGTGAAACTCATGTTATAAGCTATGACCCAAGAGAAGCTATTTACGAAGAAGTTAAAGGAGATATATTTTTAGAGAGAAGTCCAATATTAGGCGCCGCACCATTTGTTCCTATACACGAGGTATTAAAAAGATATAAGTTTAATACTAAACAATTAGAATTACTTAAAAACATATCAGGTACTCCTAGTGAGTATTTAACTAGATACTCTTCATCAATGAGAATGTACAACAATAACTTATTTGTACAAGTAATGCACATTGAATGGAAGTCTGTTTCTCCAATATATTACAAGAAAATGAAAAAGACGGCTACTCAGTTAGCTAATACGTTTATTTCAGAAGAAGAGAAAAAGAGTAATCCGGATTGGGAATATATCATTCTTGAGATGGATACTAAAAAATACGAAGAGAAAAAAGATTGGCATGATACTCAAGTAGAGAAGGGAGTATATGATATTGTAGTAAAATACAAAGAAGTGTTATGGGAGCTTACGCGTATAGGAGGAATGAGAGAGTTAGATATTAATTGTAGACAATCTTTATTCCAAATGAGAAGTGTAGATGACCCAAGTAGAATTATGCAAGGTTCATATACTGGATTTTTATGTCAAACGGTTGATGGAGTTAGAATATCTTTAATGAATGAATTAGAGAATCTATCTAATCAGTTTGATATTGTAATGTATAAAATCAATAGTGATATTATACGTTCAAAAGGAAAAGCGTTAGGATTTAACTTGGCAGCACTACACAAAAAGTCATCTGCTGAGAAAACTATGGCCGAGTTGTTTAATGATGGTATTATATTTTATGATACATCTGCTACAGGTAATATGCACGGAAGAGATGTTAGCTTGAATAATATGA